TTAACAGATATTCTGCAAGATTTAGTGCGTCCATACCGCATACAGTATGCGATTATGCGGGAAACACAAGAGATATTACCAAAAAGTCAGAAAATACCTTGGAATCTCTGGGGTCTTGAGCTCCTACTAAACCTGCTTACGTGGCCTCCCGCGTTTTTTCGCAGGGGCTTTTGTGGTTGCTTTTTTCTTAGGTTTTTCTTCGACCCACGCTTCGTTTTCGGGGGTGTTCGGGTCGTCTTTGACGAAGTGGCCTTTTTCCGTCCGCGCTCGGACTTTCCCGCTTGACTTAGGGCTATCGCTACTGCTTGCTTTTGCGGACGCCCCTCCGACCTTAGCTTCCGCACGTTGCTGCTTATTGTCTTCTGGCTTTTTCCCTTTTTCAGCGGCATGTTCAGCCTCCCTCTGAGCGATCTTTTTGGCCTTCTCTTGTTCAGCCATTTTCTCCCGTATTGACGATGCCATCTTACTGTCCTTTCATTGCTGAGTTCAGCGCGGCAATGTCTCTCTGGGTTTGAATGCGTTCCTCTGCTACTCGTGAACGCTCATCAATCGCCTTTTCCTGAGCATCAATGCGCTGTTGTGCGATCAGAATATCGTTACGTTCTTTCTCGCTTTCCATTTCCTGCTTGGCTTCAAACTCTTGCTGCTTACGCTGCATGTCTGCTGCCTTGAGTTGCAGTTCTTGGTTCCGTATGTCCACGAGTGGATCGGATTGTGGTGGCGGTGCTACCGCTTGCGCTAATTGTTCTGTCATCTCTGCAATGAGTTCTGCCGCACGAGCGTCGATCTGTGGCTTAAACTGCATCATAGGATCAGCAGGTGGTTGCCCCGGCTGTGGTGGCATCATTTGTGCCTGCTGTTGCATCATTTGCATTTGCTCAGGTGGAATCTGTGACATGATCTCTTGCTGCGCCTGAGACTCAGCCATCATGCCAATATGCTCCTGAATATGGCCTTGCAGCGCAATAATCGCCTGTGGGTTAAGCTCCATTGCAGGAGTAGACATAACCGCCATGTGCGTTTCAATGTGCGCCTGATGATCTTGATCAGGGAACGCCTGCAATGGTGCCCCTTGCAATGCCATCTGGTTTTCTTTCGCAGGATTCATAGGCTGCGGTTGTGGTGGGGGTGGCAGAATGGCATCAATGTTTGTAACGCCCAGTGCCTCATACATCTTGCGATACGCTTGATACAACCCCTGTGGACCACCGTGAATCTGTGGATTGGACTGAACCAACTGCAACTCTGTTTGTGCCAAAGCAATACGCTGCGACATAGAGAAGATATTAGGATCAGATACAGGTAAAACGTCAATCTGAGGAGCAAAGTCTTGAACGAATATTTCTGGCCCCATCATCATATCAGCCGCATATGGATACGACTGGACAGTTTCAGAGAAAATACGCGCAAGTAATTTGAACTCAATCTTTTGCGAATAGTGCAAACGCTTGTGGATCGCGGACATCACCTTCGTGCCACGTTCCATAATCGCCATAGTCGTTCCAACAGGCGTTTCACCGCCCATCTCACCAACCTTGAGGTCAGCCATAGACGCAAAGCGGCGTCCTGCGTCCACTAGAGTGCCCAAAAGGTTGTAAAGCGTCCCTGAAGGCTCTTTGAAAGGGAGAGGCATCAGAGAGCCTTGCAGGGTGCCCCCAACAACGTCAATGTCACGGAACTCACCGGGCTGGAGTGGAGCATCCTCGTCCCTAATGCGAGCACCGCGAGCCTTGAAGCCTGCTGGTAGATTGGAAAGCGTACCCGCATCAATAAGCTGACGCAGGATCGACGTAGATGCCTGTGCCAAACCACCAATCATGTGAGTCAAGCCAAGGCCATAGAATCCAAGACCCGGCAAGAACTTGTAGTGCACGAAATATTGCTTCGCGCGTTTCATCGGGTCAGCTTCTACATAGTTACGACGGATTGCCAAAACATCACCAGTATCAGCAACGATTGTAATGATGTACGGCAGCTTCAAGCCTGTCGGCTCTCCATCCATGCCCATATCTTCAAAGCCATCAATATCTAGGCTTGTGTGGACTTCATACAGTGTCAGTTCTTCAGACGGACCACTTGGGTGTACGCCCTGAATATCATCAATAGATTCTTCAACCTCATCAGCCATATCGTCTTCACCCATCCCACCTGTCGGCAGATCAATGTCACGATAAAAGCCCACAAGCTGCATCTTGCGGATTTCGTTAGAATCCATGGAAATGCGGTGCGTAATGCGAGGTGAAGACGCCAAGTCAGTCGCGCCATATGGCACAACCAAATCCTCAGCGTGGATAAACTTACTAACGGCACGACCCTTTAGCGGATCGAAGTAAACCTTCTTGAATGTAGACCCAATAACAGGAAGGTAGAATAGCATCTGATCTAGCTCAGGATCATACTCTTCCATCTCATAGGTAATCATGTAGTTCATGTAGTCTTTGACGCGCTCAGACTGCTTTACAAGCATCTCATTCTGCGCACCAATAACAGATGTACGAACAGGCCCAGTGGCAGGCAGCAACTCACGATACGCTTGCGCTTGGAACTGCGTTACAGACTCAGCCAACAATGGATGAATAACGCCTGAAGACCCCTCGAACGGCTCGCTGCGCTCTTCAGTCTTCATGCCAAGGAACTCAAGTCCCTTCTTGTACGTGTCTTCCCAGTCTTCACGAGAGGACAGATCGTCCTCAATCGAACCAACTAGATCAGATGAAATGCGGCCTAGCTCTGCCTCATCAATAACATCCGCTAGGTTGCCATCAAACGGAACCTCTGGCCTTGGCTCCATTTCATCTTCGTAATCACCAACAACGGCACTGCCGTCATCAAACTCTGTAATCCCGGGCTGTGCAGGCATTTCTATGACATTTTCAATCATTCCCTCGTCAGGAATCATCGGTACGTCCGCTGGACCACCAGCACCTAGTCCACGTTCAACAGCCATTAGAAAATGTCCTTCTCGTTACCTTCAATTGGCTCAAGATCGTCAACGTCATCAAAGTCAGTCATAGGACCGCCCTTTTCCCATGCGTTACAGGTGTTTTCTGCTGCACAAGTAAAGTCTAGCTTTGTGCAATACCCAACCTCGTCGCCCTCGTCCATTCCAATGCCATTCTCAATGCAGTCAAGCATGTTGGAACGAATGCTATAATATTCGCAGTTTCCACAAATCTGCTTCTTCTTTTCCCAGTTCTTTACAGAGTGACCGTAAGCATATTCTTGGATCGCATGCTCACGGTTCTCTGCGTTCTTTTCTGAGTCTTGAGTAGATAAGGGACAAACAAACTCTTCTTCGGTTTCGTACATATCATCATCAACAACTTGGTTGATGCCAGATGTAAGCTCATCCATGTCGATATTGATGATGATTTTAGCCATTACTTAACTCCAGAAAACTTTGTACCTGATACGGCTGCGCCACCGCCACGGCAAACACCACCGCCATCTTTGTAGCCGCGAACCTTGCCGCCGCCCATGTATTTCTTAACCGCGCCACCTTCCATGTATTTCATGGCAGCTTCAGGGTCCATTTTCTGTTGCACTGCTTCAGGCAGCTTAGAAAATCCTTTGTATTTCTTTGGTGTGTTAGGCATTACTTCATTCCTTTATACTTGCCGCCACGACCTTTCATCGTGCAGCCATTTTTGGGTTTCTTCTTGCGAACAACGCCGCCTTTTTTCATGCCAGCAGGATTCATGTTGCGACGACGATTCTGCATCTCCTGAAGCATCAGCATAATATCACCACGCTCTGCGTTAGGCGATACGTCTCGCATTGAATCAGGGCGTAAGCGAGGACGAGGTACGCGCTTCGGTCCACCCTTCATTGCATCTGGAGATAAACGGGGATTTGGAACACGCTTTGGCATGTTCTGCATTTCTAACGCCTCCAACATAGACGCACGATCCATAGCGCCTTGACGCCTTTGTTCTGCGGGAGACATTCTACCACCACTCATCGCTTCCCTGAGTGCTCTCATGATTGCTGCTTTATCTGCCATTAGTAATACTCTCTCTTGCGACGGGCAAACGCCAGTTCATCTTCATCATCATAATCAGTGGGAGTCGTAATAAACCCACCTTGTCTGAAACGTAGTATAGCCTGAGTCATCGAATCCGCCAAGTCATCATGTTCTCCATTCGGAAATGCCGCGCATTCTTCCATAACCTCATCAGCAAAATTCGTATCAGGTGCCCACACCATACCACTTTCAAACACAGGTGCACAGGCATGCATTCGCGTAAACTTGTCAGCACCACGGCTCGGCGTAAACGGCGTCACAGGAATACCCATCCTACGCAATTCCTGCGTCAACGGCATACCACTTGCCTTCTGTTCCACGAGCACCATGTCAGGTTCATACATGTCATAAAGTTCGTGGGCCTGAGCCTTTAGTTCAGGAAATTCCCAGCGACCTCGTACCGCATCCAATAAGACAATGTGATCTTCCCTCGTTTCGTCATGATGGAATATTCCCCAAGTCGTAATCGCACTGTA